CCTCTGTGTGTAGTTGCTGCCATTATTCATCGCCTCCTGTATCTGTCCTAAAAACCTCACTTGAGGTCACGGATAGAACCTCCTGCACCGAAGAAGGAATCCCAAACCTCACCCATGGTGCGGTAAAGGCCTTCCTGGCCTAGTCTGTTGATGGCGAACGGGTCGCCAGTTTCGATACCCGACTCGAAGTATTGGGTCGGTATAGCAGTCTGGAACCACAGGTAATCCGTGTCGAAGTAGTAAATCCTCGAGATTCCACTCGTGTCAGTTACTACATCCTTGGACGGAATCAGCGGCACGCCGTTGTAGGTAGCCACAATGAATCCGGCCTCGATACCAGGCACACCCTTCACACCGTTGTAGGTGGGGGTGACCCTCTTCGATTCCATGAATCTCTGCTGGCTCTGCAGTAGTTGTTGCACACGCATCAGGGTATCGTACCCAGTCAGCATGACCTTGGGGTTACCACCTCGAACCCAAATCTGCTGGAACAATCCGTCCAGTTGATTCAGGCTTAGGTTTCTGTTCACCGCAGTCTGTGTCTCGTCACAATCTACCTCAGCACTGTGGAAGTCGGAACTCCCATCACGCGTGATAGAGTATAGGTCGTGGTCCGTCAAAGCACTCACATGCCCTGTACCAGTTGTCATCGAGTCTGGGTCCGAGGTTAGTCGGTCCAGTGACTCGAAGTCGTTACCTGCTGGGGTCTCGACATCTACCAATAGCATCCTGTTGATGTGGTCAGCGTGGTGCTTCCCCATCTCTTCCTTGAGCACTTGGCGCACATCTCCGAGACCATCATCCTTATCGGAAAGGAACATGGACACTTCGCTCAGGTCGAACGAGTGGCCAATGGTCTTCGGCTTTGCAGCCACATGCAGGAAGTCAGGCTTCGTGGTGTCGGGCAGTGTGGCGTTCTCAGCCAAACCTCCGCCAACTTCAAACGAAGGCTTGGAGGTTATGATTCTCCACCCACTTCGCTCCCACGGCTTCTTCGGTAGGATGCTGAACGCATTGAACTCTTGGTTCAACTGCGACCAAACCTTCCTGCCATAGATTGCCTGGTAGGTACCAGCCGTGGTGCTCAGAAGCGGTGCATCCGCCTTGAGTATGTCTCCACTACTGTAGGTGTACCCGGTCAATGCGGTACCACCGTAGTAGTATCGCTCCATGTCCTGTATTGTCCTTACATAGTTACGCGCCATTACTCATCACTCCTTAGGGCTGAATAAGCCAGTCGGTGGACATCGTCCCACGACATTTGTGCCAACTCAGTAGTTCCGGGGATGGTAACTGCGGGTGCTTGGTCATCAGACTTTTGGAAATCTTCACCGGGCGTGGTGGAGACATCCTCAATCCTATCAGCCAAACTTAGTACTGCCTTCTGAAGGTCCTCTAGAGGGCCACGAGCATCAAAGTCGCCCTTAGCCCTGTTATTCTCTTCTGCATTTATCTCCTTTTGGAGCCGCATTGCGAACTCATTACCAAGGTCACTCTTGAACCGCTGCTCGATAGCAGCAGCCTTGTAGACTTGGTAAGCCTCCTCAACTTGGGCAGATGTGACTGAGTCAGCCGAGATATAATCCTCGTCTCCCTTTATCACATTCTTGTTACCAGAAGGACCAGAACCGAAATTCATCTTAGGCCTCTTGCTCGAATCATCCTCACCAGCACCTTCTATGCTACCTTGACCACGATGGTCGTAGCCATGCTTGCCTTCTTGGAGATAAGCCTTCTCGACCCCTTCAGTTGTGTCAAAATGGCTGCGAGCAGCCATTGGGTCATAACCTGAAGATTTCACAGTAGACTCTAACCAAGTTAGGTACTCTGTGGTGATAATGTCGTCCAAGTCACCCTTGTCCATCTTATCATCATCTTTCTTATCTTTGCTGGAGTCTTTGTCTTTCTTGTCCTTATCGTCATCCTCGTAGGCCATTTTGTCATCAGATTTCTCGTCTGGCTCCTCGGCCTTGTCACCGGAATCATCCAACTTCTTGGACAAGCGTTCCAAGACATCCTGCAATTCTGTCATTGCATCTGTCATTTTTTCACCTTTTTTTGTTTCAG